GACAACACTTTGAGTTTATAGCCAAAGAGATTGCACCACTATGTGATGTGTATCAGCTAGACGCTTTAACTGAGGCGGTGCGAATCGCCTCAAAAAATCCTAGGTTTGACAGTGATAAGTTCAAACGTAGAGCAAAAGAATCTTGGGATAAAGCATTCATAGACAGCGAAAGATTTACCTGTCGTGATGAGATCCCTTATTAAAGGAAAGAGTTATGTACACTGCAATCAAACAAGCGGCTAATGAATATTTTCTCCGTGAAGAAGAAAGAGTAATGAACGATCGCACCATACATTATGGTGATGAAAGAGAAATCATGTGCGCTCTGCATTCTGCGGAGTACATGACTCTTGAAATAATTGAAATCGTTTTAAAGAAATATCCACACTTACGGAAAGTGTTAAGTGATATTGATAAAGACCTAGCTTGGAGAGAGCATAGGAAAAGAAAGTGAGGAGTGCAATTATGCAAATAACTTATGATAAAAAGCGGTACGATATGACTACCGATGATATGATGGCTTGGGGTGGATACGTTCCACTCTGGGTTATGCAATGGAATCTACATTACACAATGGGTAGTGAAGAAACTTTGTTAGATCATCTTGATAAATGCTATGCTCAACGAGCAGGTATGACTATCAAAGACAGACCAATGGGTGGTGAGATCGATGCCGAAGGTGTTTATCGATACCCAAAAGATCCACCAATGTATCCCTATATGACATGGGATACTCGTGAAGGTAAGGTATATTTCTATCCTTCTTCTGTGATGGGAATACCTACTGGCAACACACATTTTTCAACGAGGATGGATTAATGGGAAGAGTAAAAGATACTATGGTAACGGATGAGTTTGTAACTTGTCCTGAATGTGATGGTGATGGTCACAATTATTATGAACGTCCAGTGAAACGATGGAGCGCAAGTGACATTGGTGAACTGGAAGAATACCGCGCAGACTGTGATAACTGTGATGGTAGTGGTGAAGTCTTAGCATTTATGGAGGATGAATGGGATGCATAAGAATATTCAAACAAGTCAAATGCACAATGTCGAAAGGATTAAAATCCAAAGGCGTGTACATGAAGCCGATGATTCGCCAACTGGTGAAGAGTATTGGATCACTGATATAGTATTATATCTAGATAATAATACTTGTATTGAATACAGTTTATTCTCTGATCATAATTCTATACCAATAGATATTGATCCAACAGGTTGACAAAATAAAAGGCACTGTTGCATAAATGCAGTATGTTAATCAATTATTTTGAACAGCTACAGGCGTTGAGCAGTGGGCTAGAGATACCTCTCAAGAAAATATTTCATAAGGCAGGTATCCCTAGCTCAACATATTACCGAACAGTTAAAGGTGATACTCAACTATCTTACGATACATCAATCAAGATAGCTAACATGATTGAGATAATTAGAACTGGTAAATGTAAACGAAGAGACAAGCGTGTGTTATGACAACGTTCTCTCACTATGTAACTGAGATAAAAGTAACAGATAGTTACGCAAATCTTATCGATCAGTTGGTGCATAGAAGAAATGAACTTGGTTATTCACAGGAAAAGTTAGCTGATCTTGTGGGGTGCGCTTCGTCTTTGATTCATAAATGGGAGCAGTACAAACGTGTGCCATCTGGTTTCATGTTAACGTGCTGGTTAGATGCACTTGGCTGTAAGATCGAAGTCCGCGCGAAAGATTCTGAATAAAACTTACCACGAATGTGATGCGTGTGGTAACAGAGTAGAATATTTTGTACAAATTTTAGCATCAATAAAGAAAGCAACTTACCATACCATATGTATAAGTTGTTATGAGGATGACAGATGGCAAACAAAAATAAGTCGAAAGGCAGTTACCATGAGAGAAAAATTACCCAGTGGCTCAACGACCAAGGCATCCAAGCAAAAAGAGTCCCCCTTTCAGGATCGCTTGGAGGAGAATGGTCAGGAGACATCCACCTCACACTGGACGGACGACATCTGGTAGGTGAAGTTAAGTACAGAGACAAGTCAGGATTTCCAAGTCCATTCACGGTCTTGGATAACAGAGACATTGCGTTCTACAAAAGGCGCAGTGGCAAACCGCAAACGATAGTCATCATACCTGATGAATTGTTTGCACAACTATTAGGAGAGAGTAATGCAAGAGTTTGCAAATCAAAGTCAGATGATCAAGAAGTTTCTTGAAGAAGGTAATACTATTAGTGGTATGGTAGCGCTCGATAAGTTTGGGTGCTGGTCTTTGCCAAGAAGAATCTGTGATATAAAAGAAACTGGTTTCCCAATCGAAAGCCAGTGGGTCAAGACAGATTCAGGTAAACGCATCAAAGAATATTGGATGGGTAAGGATCAACAAGAATTATCTTTTTGAAAAAAACCCCTAGGTGTGATAGCCTAGGGGTCAGTGTCGATATGTAACCAGCCAAAATCTGGAAACAGGAGGAGTATAACTATGCAAAAACCACATGAGTTATAATGGGATCTTACTAGATGAAGTTATGTCTTGGCAAGTACCAAATGCTCAGATCAAAATAATTTTACTGATCTTAGCTGATCATACGGACTCATACGGTGTCTGTTACCCAAGCATCGAACGGATGACTAAGCTGTCCTGCATGAGCAGGTCATCTGTCATTCGATCTATCAACTGGTTGGTAGAAAATCAAATCATAATCAGGCACAGTGGCGGCAAGGGAAGGTCATCACTGTATCAATTCTCAATAGTAAAGGAGACTGAAATGAAGAAAACTAGTGTCACACAGACACACAAAGGTAATAAGGTTATAGATATAGTAGATTATATACATCCTTCGGGTGTCTCAGAGACACTACCCTTTGATGAGTTCTGGGAATTGTACCCAAGAAAAGTTAGCAAAGGCCATGCTCGTCTGGCATTTAAGAAAGCTTGTGAGAAAGAAGAAGCGTCTGTAATACTGGTTGCTCTTCATAAATTTATCAAAGTCATGGAGCATAAAGAAAAACAATTCATCCCTCACCCTACCACATGGTTGAATGGTGAACGGTGGGATGATGAAATCGAAGACGTTGCTCCGAAGGAAGGTACGAATACAGATCGTCTTAAAAATATTCTTCAATGGAAACCAGAAGCAATCGAGGATAAGAAATGAAATACGAAGAACGCACACGCAAACTTGGCTCTTGGTTAGTCAAGATACTTAAAAGATATTCTCCACCTGCAACGATGGATGATGAAACACTGCGTGAAGAAATGGATTTGATTGTCAAAGACATCAATAAAAATATCCCATCACAGTTTGAAGATGTGGACTTCGATCAAACCTTGGGAAAGATAGACGGTCACGTTCGCGCCATACAGAGCGGACGGACGTGGCCGACTATCAAGACTTTCATAACAGCAACCAAGGAAGCGGTGAACGAATACTCCAGAGCTATTACAGTTCCGAAGGTAACATCGACCACGACAAATGATCGAAGCTCAAGCATTCTAATTAATAGAATTATTAATGGTGATGAGATACCAGATTATCTTTTGAACATCGACTCACCATATCGACAACAACTTATATCAACTGGTTTATTATCTGATAAAGATTTTGAGAAATACCTTGCACCTATAAACAGATAATGATAAGTAAACTTAGGAGGATTTACTATGCAAAGACAAGGGTTTATTGGTGGCAGTGATGCAACTACCATCATGCAATTCAAGTGGTACGATTTATGGTTAGTGAAAACTGGCAGGGCAGAATCAGAAGATCTGTCCGACAACATAGCTGTTCAGCTTGGATCTTATACAGAAACTTTTAATCTGGATTGGTTTCAAAAAACTACTGGATACCATGTAATAAAACAACAGAAGCAATTCAAAAAGACTGTTGGTATTGTGCCATTGGTTGGTACTGTTGATGGTGTAGTAGTTGGCAGAGGATCTGGTGGCAAAGTTGTAGACTCATCATCTATTATTGAGGCCAAGCACACTAATCCATTCAATGATATGAATGACATGATTGAAAGATATATGCCACAGATACAATTATATTGTCATATATCTGGTGCTGAAGGATGCCATCTGTCTGTAATATTTGGTAACAGTAAGTGGCAAAGTGCATTCGTGCATTACGATGAAGACTACTTCAATAAGATGATGGTCTTTATCAATGACTTTTGGTGGCACGTTATCAATGACAAAGAACCTGTTGGTATAGATACGCCAGAAGATATCAGTATCAATCACATACCTGTTGATAACATGGTTGTTCGAGACGCTAGTATGGACAATGCATTTGTTGATGCATCGATCACATACATCAATGGCCTTGAGCAAAACAAAGTATTTGAGAACGCNAAGAAGGATCTNAAAAATATGGTAGGTAGTAATGAACGTGAAGTGTTTTGTGATTACCTAACAATCAGACGCGATAAACGCGGTTCACTCAGAATTTCAAAGAGGAGTAAGAAAGATGAGTAATATGAAAATATGGGACAAGCTTGCCCCGACTGATCCAAAGTATCTAAAGCCAGTATCATTTGGTTCCAGATCTTTTCAGCTATTGATCCACAGTATCAAGTTATGAAAATGACTGAACAGTTTGGGCCAGTTGGTTGTGGCTGGGGATGGGATAATGTTACTGAGGTTGTTCACTTTAGTAATGGTGACAGTGCTGTGATGGCTCATGTTACTGTATGGCATACAGATAACCATCATAGGTTTGGGCCATTCACTGGCTGCCGAAAGTTCTTCAATGCTACCAATGGTCGGACTGCTGAAGATGCACCGAAGATGGCTATCACTGATGGACTAACAAAAGCAATCTCACACATTGGTTGTGATGCTGATGTCTTTCTTGGTAAGATGGATGGCAATAAGTATACAGCAAAGAACAATGATGATTTCTAATTCTTGGGGAGAGGTAGCTACAGCACCTATGTAACCTTACCGAGGGGGAGGTTCCCTAAGAACCCCTCACCAATCTAAACAAAAGGAGCCAGAAGCATGGCAGAATACGACAATACAAATTCGGGTGCAGTTTTTAAACCATTCGAAACTATGAAGATGATACTTCAAGGCAAAGTAAATCTTGAAGGCAATGAAAGAAAGATTGTTCTTGTTGCTGATAAAACTAAACAAGATAAAAAAATTATTGAGGTGTATCAAAAGGTAGCCGTCCTGTTCGAGGATGACAAAGGTGATAATGAACAACGACCTGATTACTCAGGGCCAGTTGAGGATTATGCTACAGACAAGAATATGCGTATTGCTGCTTGGAAAAGAGTGAAGGGTGATAACAAGTACATGAGCCTTTCTATCAGTGAAAAGCAAAGTAAAGGAGGCAATGGACTCGATGACGAAATACCATTTTGAATCATGGTATGGGTTACGAGACAGACAGAAAAAGGAAAGGCTTGACCAAGTTCAGGCCTTTGCT